ATGCTGATGGGCAACCTCAACACGAGTGGAACGAAACTCTCGCTGCTAGAACATTAACTGTTCCCCCTGAAGTAGAGGGAATGTTGGGTTTTGAGTGGCCTACGGTTACTGAAGCTGAGTCAAGTAATATATCCCCGGAGGTGATGTAACATGGCTGATTGGAGATTCTTATCGAACTATAGCCTTCATAGTAATAATCAAGATTTGATGATTTCACATTGTAAACCTAAGTTTGGAGATGCCTTTAGCCCAGTAGTAAGCCCTTTAACAATACCAACTCAGGTGGTTTCTGTTAACTGGTGTGTAAGTGGTACAGTTAAGTGGTACTCAGCCGATATGACTTTTATAGCAGAGTATGGGGCTGGAGTGAAGATGACAGTACCAGACCCTTCTCATGTAGCTATGGGTCAGGTGGTTCTAGTAGCTTCATCTGATGATGTAGAATACTACTGCTTGCGAGGGTTAAAACAATTCTACACTGGAGACATAATAAATCTAAAACCAAACCAAGAAGTAGAGATACCTCTCATTCCTTCTAGCGGTCTTTTTGTAAGTGAAGGAAGCATCATAACTTCTAGTAAGGAACACAATAAAGGAGCTTTGTTAAATAATCTCGCTCAAAAAACAAGCCTAACCTTTAAAGGTGGGGAAGCGGGTGCAATGGTAGCTTCATTTAATAACCTATGAAACCTTTAGTCTGGAAGGAGGAATGGATAACTCGCAACTTCGAAGATGGAAGACCCCCACCTAAAACCCTTAAAAGAGTTATAGATGGTGTCCCTTTTACTTTTGAATGTAGCCGGTGTCATTATATAACTTCTGAAGGTAAGAAAGCTTATATAGTGACTTGGTGGTGGGGGCCAGATTTGCATACCTTCAAACACGTTGCTATTGGAAGTAAGAAATCTATATATCCTAACATAGAGCGAGAAGTCAGAGTAGGTAAATACTTAGCTAGAAAGAACAATAGATAGCTTTATATTGAGAGGTAACTGTGAAAGAACTTGTAATATTAGTACATGGGTTTAATGTGTGGGATGGAGGAATATCAACAGTGGGGAAACTAAGACCTTTCTTTGCTGAAGAAAGATACCCGTATATTATGATTGACTATGGAACTTTTGATATAGTAAAAACCTATCTCAAAAATAAGAAGGTGGCAAAGGAATTAGCTACTGCTTGTGAAAATGCAAAGCTTAGTGGATATGAAGTTATAGTTGTTGGACATTCTAATGGGTGTACAATTATAGATATAGCTTCTAAGGAGTTTAACGCACCAATTAAGAAAGCGGTATACATCAACCCTGCACTGAATAAAGATAAAGAGAGAAGCCCTACTGTCGGTTCTATAGATGTTTGGCACTCTCCTTCAGATAAGCCTGTTAAATGGGCAAAGCTCTTACCTTTCCATCCTTGGGGAGAAATGGGAGCTACTGGTTATATCGGTGAAGACCCTAAGATTGTTAACTACAACAAAGAAGATATGAAGTTGTCAAGTTCAGAACATAGTGATATGTTTAGCACAGAGCTTTTACCCTTCTATGGAAGACTAGTTGTTAAAACTGCACAACAACAATAAAAAGAAACCAGTACCCCCTTTAACCACCTATGGAGAAATCTGTAGGTGGTTTTTTGTCCTTGGTTATATACTCAAACGGTTTTTAGTTTAAAAGGTTATAAAAATAAAGCTTGCAATTTTGTAAATGTGTGCTATATTAAATGAACTTAACAAAAGCGAGATTTTATGTATACCTTATTAATGATTTTTGTATTAGGGAATACTACTACAGGAGCCTTGTATGTAGTTGATAAGTGTGCTACATTAGAAGAAATAAGAATATTTGAGAGTGAAGTTGCAACCTCCTCTGGAGCTGTATACTTAACATGCTATAAATCTCAAACAAAAGGGGATATAACTTAATGGATAAAATAAAGATTGACTTATCAAGAGAAGAGGCAGTATTAGTATCAGCCTTACTAGGACATATAAATGTTGGCAAAGGTACATACAACACTTATACTCTTGTTAATAAACTTGTAGAAGTTTTTGAAATATGTGATGATGAACTTTCAGAAGAATATGATTGTTTTCATTTTGTTCCAAGAGAAATTACAACTAGCCTTGACATTAATAACAGACATACTATAGACTTGATGAATATGGAAATCATCTACAGAAAAGGGTAAATTATGGCAGGACAACAAGGGAGATTCTTTAGACCAAAGCCAAAAGCTTTGAAGGGTACGCCATATGATTCCATGACAGAAAAAAGATTACATGAAGGAGCATTAAAGACTTGCACTTTCCACTCTGTTAAGATACCATACCACATAGAACATCAATATGAGCCTGACTTCATTGTTAAGGTTGGTGATAAGATCATTTATATTGAAGTTAAGGGTTATTTCCAAGATAGAAGTGAGACTCAGAAGTACAATTGGGTAAAGAAAGCTTTAAAGCCTATGGAAGAACTTGTATTTGTGTTTGAGAAACCAGATAAACCCATGCACTTTCAAGCTAAAAGGAAGGATGGGACTAAGATGACACACAGAGAATGGTGTGTTAAACAAGGTTTCAGAGTATTTAGTGAAGAAAATGCTGGACAAATTATGGAGGAACCTGTATAATGGCAAAAATAGATATACGAGAAATTGATGAAGATGAAGAAATTACAGAGATTTACTTTACAGATGATGAATATTTGAGTATACTAGAGTCTAACGTATTCTATGTACATTCAGATGGTAAGAAGATTCCAATATTCCTAGAGTCCATACCTAATATGATTGTAGCTCTTGAACATGCTAAAGCCATATGGGAGGAGCATTAGTGAGTGATTACAGGGTATTCATGAAGACCTTAAAGGGTCGTACAAGGGTTATAGCTCTTACAGGGTGTGGTACTATAGAGGACACTATGCAGTACGTTAAAGAACACAGGAAAGACCTAGAAGACGCTATAGGAGCACCATTAAAAGCTAAATCACCAGTGCTAATTGAGATTGTTGGTGGTAAGAGTTAAAAAGACTTTTAATAACTTGAGGATATCAGGTTGTTTAAAGAAGACCTTAATAATCATGAGGTTATTGGGGAAAAAGAGAGTAGAAGAAGAGTAGACCCATAAACTACTGAAGCTTATTGCTTACTAGGGTAGATAAGAGGGTGTTAATCAGGAATCTATTAAGAAATCTAACAGGAAAATGAGAGGTATTTTTATATGACTAATACAGCAAAGATTGAACTAGCAAAAGAACAACCAGTAATGGGTACACACGGGCAAGGTGTTAAGTTTAAAATTACAAACGCTACTGTGATGTATGTAAAGAATGTAGGTTATGGCGCACTTAAGTTTGGTGAAAAGGAGGTTGAAGATAAACCTTGGGTTAATCATCAATACGAAATGGACATTCTAATTTCTCCAGAGATTAAGAAAGTTCTTCGTGAAGCTCACAAACCAACTAGTATCAAAGAGTTTACAGCAGAGGAGTTCAAAAAAACCTTTAAGATTGATCCCCCTTTTGAATCTGATGAATATATTGTTACTAAGTTCTATAAAGAAGCTTATTGGAAAAGTGGCTCTAGTAAGGGTGACGTAGCTCCTAGAATTGACTTTAAAAAGATGGGAACAGGAGAAGACCTTAAGGAAGTCGGTATTGGTAATGGTTCGGTTGCAAGCTTCCTTGTTGAAGTTAAGCCTTACAAAAATGACTTTGGTACAGGAACTTCTGCACGACTAGGTTCAGTGTATGTAACTGATCTGGTTCCTTATGCAGTTGGTGGTAGTAACGATGACGCAGAGTTCGGCATGACTGCTCCTCCAGAAGAAAAATCCTCTGGTGGTGATGATGACGAGTGGGATGATGCGTAAGACATAGAGTAAAAACGGAAACCCTACATAAGGTATATACTTTGTGTGGGGTTTTCTTTCCTATAAAATAAGGTAATTACATGAATAAAATATATGATCCCGAATATGGGTTCTTTGATGCTGATCCAATTGTTTACAGAGCTGGCTTTTCTTCACAAAAGACTAAGTATTTCTATAGAGACCAAAAGGGAGAGATAGTAAGCCCCTTGATTTCTTCTGCAAAAGAAGCTAAAGTCTGGTTACAAGATCAGGAAGAGTTCGATCTGGATGTATCTCAATATACTAGAGAGAAAACTATAGAACATCTTTCTGAGGCAAAAGCACTAAAGAAACTAGATGATATTATTAAAGAATACCGTAAAATGGCTGGGCCTAGTGTTAAACACTTTAAAGGTTTCTTAACTCCATCAGGGGATAAGCACAAAGCTATTAAAGGTATTGAAGATGAATACCAAATGTCAAGGATTAACACTCCTAAACCAAAACACCATGAAGCCTTGAAAGCATATGCAGCTTCTAAAGATTTTATTATCACAAGTCCACTTGGATTTGAAGCTGATGAATTACTTATTCACAATGCTGAACAAAAAGGTGCTAATGGTGTAGTAATAAGTATTGACAAAGATATGTGTATAGCGGAAGATACATGGGTTATTCATGTCCAGAAAGATGGTTCAGGAAAACCAGTGTGGAATACCTCTCTAGGACATTTAGAGTTATATCAAAAAGGGACTGACGTTAAAGGAGTAGGTGGAGGTTTTAAGTTTTTAGCTTACCAAGCTGTAGCTGGAGATAGAAGCGATCATTACTTTGGAATCAAAGGAGTTGGTGCGGTCACAGTAGTAAACCTTATTAAGGACTGTGAGACCCACTCAGAGGTCGTAGAAGCCTGTTTAGAGCTGTATACGGATACCTTTGGTGAATCGTATAGCTTTACCTCTTGGGACGGTCAGGAGATGATTAAGACCCCTCTGGAGATGCTTCAGATGCACTTCTTATTACCTTATATGGACAGAGGCCCAAAAGACCCCGGTTTTGATATTATGAAGTATTTATAATGGAGATAACACAGGAGTATCTATTTGAGAGTTAATACTAATAAACAAGAGCTAGAAGATGGAGTTGTAATTGATAAAGACTTTGCCTGTATCTTAAAGGGGTGTGAAAGCTCCGATGCAGGAAGCCTCTGGAAACATTCAGATGGTAGAGTTAATTATCATTGCTTCTCCTGTGGAGGTAAGATATACTCAGTTGATCCAGATACAATGGAGCGTAAACAAACAGATAAATATGTGGAGGAAGAAATAAATATGGAGGACGTAGATGTAATCACGAAGGAATTCGACAGTGACAGTTTGAAAACTCGTAGGATCAAGAAAGAAATTGTAGAAATGTATGAAGTGAAAGTAGGCTATGATGACAATGGTAATCAGGATGCTCACTTCTACCCTACAAAGGTTGAAGGGAAGACAGTTGGGTACTCTAAAAGAGAAACATATCAAGAGTGGGATAAGAAGGTACAAAAGAAGCCTGAACTACTTGGTGTTATGAAAAAATTCTCTACAGTAGGTTATGCTAAGACAGATGTAGACTTGTTTGGGCAACACTTATACCCAGCAGTTAGAGGTTCTAATGGTTTCAAGACCAGAATATTAGTTACAGAAGGTCAAGAAGATGCTCTAGCTGGTTGTGCTATGATAGCTCATAAGGGTAAGAATATAGAACACTACCCTTTTGTGTCTGTTGTAGGAGGTACTGAAGGCGGTATTAGGAACCTTAAATCTAACCTTAAATATGTATCAACCTTCGATGAAATATACTTATGTGTCGATAATGATGATGCAGGAAAGAAATTCGAAGAGGAAGCTTGTAAAGTTCTTCCTGTAGGCAAGGTAAAGATTGTAAGAGTTAATCCTAAATATGGTAAGGATTTCAGTGACCTATGGAATAAAGACTCTGCTTCTGAACGTGAAAGAGGCTGTGATATGTTCTGGAATAGCCTCTGGAATGCTGAATCTTATAGTCCAGCAGGGATTAAATCTTTATCTGAAGGTTGGGAAGACTATATCCACCGTGGTGAAGACCCACTAATTCCTTTTCCAGATAGCTTTGGAGACCTTAATGCGGCTACTTGTGGAGGTTATGGAGCTGATGGAGAGATTATTAATATCGCTGCACCATCTTCAGTAGGGAAGTCTTTATTCACTAAGGAAATGATTTATACAGCACTAAAAACTACAGAGCGTGTTATCGGTGTTATCTCTCTTGAAGAAACCTTACCAGAGTTTCTAGAGGGCATGTTGAGTATTCATATGAGTACACAGCTTAATGAGATTCCTTTTGATGAACGTGATAGAGTTACTGAACGTGCTAAGTTTGATGAACTTCTAGCTATCAATAATGAAGGTGGAGCTGACCGTATACACTTCTTAGATGATCCCGGTGCTTGTAAGGGTGAAGACGATTTATGGGATAAAGTTGATTTCTTGATTAAAGGGTTAGATTGTTCCATCATAGTGCTTGATCCAGTTACACTAGCCTTATCATTGGGACTAGATGAAGACGAGTATAACGCTACACTGGTTAAGAAGGTTAAGCGTCATAAACTTGCTTGGATTAATGTACACCACGTTCGTAAGAATGGTGGAGGCGGTACAGCTAACTCTGAGGGTGCTGATTTAGCAGAAGAAGATATTAAAGGGTCTGGTTCACACTTCCAGACAGGAATGATTAATATCATATTAACTCGTAATAAGGTTCATGATAATCAAATTGTTAAGAATACCACTAAGATTAAAATGCCTAAATGTAGAAGGCATGGAAAGAACACTGGTGTTGTAGGTTACGCATTCTATAATGGAGATACTGGTAGGTTAGAAAAAGGTATAGACCCTTCTGATATACTTGAAATGGAAGCAAGTAATGTTAACAATGAAGATGAAGCTGAATGGGAGGTAAAGTGATGTCTTTCGTGGAGGTAGAATTAACTGAGGAGATGAAGACTAAAGCTAGAGGTTTAGCTACTGAACTTGGAAAGTTAAATAATAGTATTACCAGTGGGGATGGAAATCTTGCAGGTTTTTACGGAGAGGTTGCAGTTGCGTATTACTTCTCTAAAAAGGGCTGTGAAGTTTCCCACTCTAATACTTATGACTATGATTTAATAGTTGATGGAAAAACTATTGATGTTAAAACCAAGCGTTGCAAATCACCACCAAAACCTACTTATGATTGTTCGGTAGCTAACTTTAACACAACCCAAAAATGTGACTACTATCTGTTTACTAGGGTTATGAATGATACCGTGTACCTTCTTGGGAACATCCACAAGGAAAGATTTAGGACTGAGAGTGTTTTTCATAAGAAAGGGGAAACAGATTCTAATATTGTAGGAGGTAAACCTTTTAGGTTTCATGCAGATTGTTGGAATATCCGTATAGACCAATTAAAAACCTTTAATAAGTAGTTGACTTTGAGCTGGAGGTATCTTATGATGATTCCAGTTTATTTTTATAGGAGAGACTGCATGACA